TGGAGTCGTTGGGTTGACTAAATCAGCCAAAACCTTGAGTGCCAGATACATCATACGATCAGTTTGCATAATTGAATCCCCGGAAGGTGCCACACTTGGTAAAACGCATCGAACCGATGCGTCTTGGCGTTTTGATCTCTTTTACTGCTGGTTTTGGTTCAACTTTCTTTTTCATGGTGTATCCGAATACTCAGCGATTAATACGGCACGTTCCAGATCTTCCCACGGTTTCAACAGGGAATTTGGGCAACCGCCGCAGAATTCACCTTCCAGTGTTTCAAGCATGGCTTTTGCAGCTTCCCGTAAACGGTTGCAGGCTTCATCGTTCATAATTGAAACTCCTGTGGAATATCGGTAACGATCTGTTTGTTTGAGAACTCCAACATTGCTTTTTTGTACGGAGCCCCTTGAGTCGAGATGTGATAGCCGTTGGCGTAGATACGCCCACGTTTATCGTATTTGTGGTGCAAGTAGAACTTATTACCCTGTCCTGCCATCAACAGGTAGAACTCATGCGATTGGCGCTTCTGGTTCAACCACATGGTTTGTTTCTCCGGAGAATCCAGCTCACTGTTGGGTTCTTCTTCAACAGTGCACAGGAACTCCAGATCCAGTGACAGTGCGACCGAATTCTTCGAATCCAGTACATCAAGGCACACATCGTCGCTGTGATGACCTTTATTCAGGATGACCGAGTCCTGTCCGATGGTCAGGTATGGCGTATCCTTGTTATGACGCAGCTTCTTCGGCGGGTGCACCAGAGGCGGCAGATAGGCGCAGTTGGCGATGTATTCTTCCAACTGAAGGGACAGGGTGATGTTGCTGATGATGTTCCAGCTTCCGAAGCGGTTAGCCTGGGTCAAGTCGAACAGGTCCGTCTCACACAACACGGCCGTTATCTCGGCAATGGTGGTGATGCTGGATTTCTTGTCGTCCCAGCCCAAGACACCGGCCATGCGGGCGGTGAAGCTGGTGAACAGTTCTTCGTGCTGGCAGTAGGCCGAGGCCACGATCACATCAATGACCAGCTCACGCAGGTCCATGCCCCGCAAGCCAGAGATGCGGATGTTCTTGGACTCATAGCTGAAGGTCCGGGCGACCCACTCAGTGAGCAGATCGACACCCTTATCCAGCAATGGCTGCACTTCTACGTCGGCAAGGACGTAGTCACGCATGTACTTGTCGATATGATGACGGGCAAAACGGTACTCGTTTGCACGTTGCATATCGTCGGTCAGCATAAGGGTAGGTTTCACGGATAATCTCCTAGATTACGATCAATGCAGCCATTTTAATTGCATCAGGTACTTTATGGGCGTAAACCCAAGTAGAGCAGTGAGATGGGTTACCTCTGTGCAAGCAATCCCAGTATTCTTGTGAATTTGTGTAGCGATACTTGAATATCTGCCCTTTTTGGTAATTTGAGTTTACGTAATGCGGTTCATCATTGAATGAATCAACAACGGACACACTACCGTCAATATTCAGTATAAATATCAGCATAAGCCTCCTAGTTTACTAACAGTGCTGCAAGTTTGATTTCTTCAGGCATATCTTTAGGCAGTCTGGCAGACCAGTAGTTATCGACGTACACATGCATTTGATTGTCCGGGGTAATACGATAAATCTTAGTATTGCAGCATCCTTGTAGGGTCACAGCTCGTTGGGTAGCCTCCCAAATGCCTACAACCTCGAAGTTCAGCTTCTTGCGGTGCATGTACAGCAGTGTATGGGCCATAAGTCACCTAATTTGTGCAGGTATGCACGACTTGTACAATTTCAGGTAATTGCTCGACGTTAATCGGCAGAAGTGCGTCGAAGTAACTCATCACGTCACTCTGACGGGTGCCACGTTGTAGAACCCGCCATTGCAATCCTTGAGGCTCAAGGAACCTGACATATAAGTCACCGAAGGGGAATTCAGAGGCTAGAACCGAAGAGGTTGTAGCCCAATGTTCTTTAAGCAGGCGAATCTCGCCTTCAACTACGTGAACTATCAGTGCCATGTATACCTCCGACAAGTGCCAACATTTTGATCGGTTCTGGTAATGCCATCGCGGCAGACCAGCCAATCCCATCAGGGTCTGAATATCCCCAACGGGATTGATCCTCCCAGTAGAAATAGTTGAAGTACCACTTCATTTGCAAAGAGTTTCCTTTAGAAAAACTCAGACGCATCTCAGGCCGGCCGCAGAATACACAGCCAGCCTTGTGTTTGTAGAACTCATCCCAATGTGGGCGTGAGTCTGCACTTTCAGTTTCAAAGACCGCTACTATCTGATCCTTGGTTTCGTTTAGGACTACCCAGATGCTGTTCATGGCGCCACCAGTTGCATCATCAGGATTACGTCAGGCACTGCTGATAAACCCACAGCAGTGAACTTATGCCGCTTGTTTGCGTAACAATATTCGCCTTTGTACCAACGGCGTGCATCATCTTGCAGATACACCACACAGAATGGGTCATTTTTATGTGCTCCCTCGCATACTTGCATAAATGCGCTGAAAGAATCCCGAGAACTTACTTCGGGAACGTTATTGACGATCAGGAATAGAATTCCCATAGATACCGGACAAATGTCTGGCGCCCAAGCATAGTTTCTCATTCGAGCATCATCCTCGTAAGTTTGACGATCTCCGGCACACGGTTAGTGGCCAACCACTCTTTGATCTGTACTCGCCAGATCAACCACATCTCACGGTTATCAGTGGTCATGTACCAGTGATACAGGGTGATTTCTGCGTTGACTGCGGCAGTGGCGAACATATATTCACCAATGCCGTCAGCTACGGTGGATGCTTCCGCACTAAGCACGGAATCCTGCACTTTGTTGTAAACGATGGTGATAGCTTTCATGACAGCATCATCATGGCGACTTTCACCACTTCTGGTATATCCGCGTCTACAACGTAGCTGTACCCTTGTTTTTCAGGTGTCCACACTAACCATTGGGCACCATTGAACGAATACACGTCCATATCGTCACGAAGGTACGGAATGTTCAATATCTGAACATCAAGCACCAGTTCCTGCGTATTACGGCACCAACCGACTTTCTTTATGCTCATGTCAGTAACATGTACGCCAAGCGTACAGCCTCCGGTACTTCGTCAGGCTTGATAGGAACAGTGGCGTAGCCCGGATACCCGTGCGCGACTTCATAACGGAACCAACGATCTTTGACCTTGATCCCGTACAGCGGTCGATACGGAGAGCGAGGGGCTGACCATGTTTTAGGGAACGACACGACCTCGCGATCAACCGTGTCGTAAACAGCAAAGAAACTCATGAGGCCACCATTACGGCCAGCCGTACCAGTTCTGGTACGTTGGACTCCTGTAGGAACATTCCGTCACCGTGGAAGCGCTCAAGAACCCAAGACAGGCTCTGACCGTGGTAGTAGGTGTAAGTCCAGTGGGTATCGAACAGGCCGCAACTGACGTCGCCGCCATCGACCACCTGTTGGGTGACGTAGTCCCAAAGGATCTTGGTACCGGTCACAGGCTTCCCGAAGATGTCGTTCATTTTACTGGTTTCCAGACTTGGATGTTACCCGGCAGGGGATCGATGAGCCCCTTGAGCAACCACTCCGGTTCGGTGTACCCGGGCCACTCCAGTGCATAGGTCTTGCCACGGTTAGCCAGGGCCACCGCGGTCAAGTCATGCAGCGCCTTGGCAATCAGGCCGATGTTCACCCCGTTGCGGGGAACCTGCATGTGTTGTAGGATGCCCACCTTGCCAGAACAGCGCAGATAGAACTCACCTCCGTCACCGCACGTCTCCTTGATCCACGCTCCCATCTTCACCTTTAGGGTAGGGTATTTAAGACCCAACACCCCGGCCAGACCATTGAGCATAATAAGCTCCCCTGTCTCAGCCTTCAGCTTACTTCCTACACAAATGATGAAATGATCGACTTTGTCGAAGACTTCCATCATATCTCCGTAAATAATCTTGTTCATCGCATAATCTCCGCAGTTCGTACAATTTGAGGAACGCTATTCAGCAATTCAGGTTCCCATCGTGCATAAGCGATACCCGCAGCAGGGATTGAGTACCAATCTCCATCTCGGGCACGCCACCACAGGTGACAACCTTCATAAGTAGCAACAACCTTGTGCATGTCGGCAATTGACCAATTTGCTTGATCTACAAGGATGCCATCGACGTAATCACCGTCCCGGGTGACGTGATACATGAGCATAGCCATGACTTACCTCAACAAGTAGGCCACCAACACCACATCAGGCGGTGTTGCAGGTTTCCAGATGGAAAAGCGTATGTCGTTGGTGGCCATCCAAGCCCAACCAAACACAACACGGGTCCATACCCTACAGTCAGGGTAATTCTTCGATTCCATCCGATATCCGAACGTATCAGCAGAATCTAGGTGAATAACACCTAGAAGTTCACCATCACGCTCGACATACCAGACGGGAGTATCAACCTGCACAGAGCATTGCCACCTGAAGCTCAGGCGGCACCTCATCACGCGGAACTGTCATGAATGATGGACGACGGTACAAAGTACCGACATTCGCATTCTTCCAGCGGATTTCACGCCAAACCTTGTCAGTGTCAGGGTTGAAGAACAACACACGACACTTACCATGGGTTTGGAATGCTTTCTTCGCATAATATGAACCATCGAAGTTCTTTCGTTCTTCAATGCTCAATACATCGTTATCACGGAACACCGCACACAGAACTGCGTCCTTAATGTGCGCACGCTTCACTACGTTGTTATGAATGTTCATAGGATCGTGAAAATCTTCCATAGAGTTGAATGACATACCGGAGTATTGTCCAATTTGGCTCATACAGGCTCCAAGACACCCAAAGGAGTCATGACATGGGTCATTGTGGTGCCAGTCCATACGGCCGCACGCTGAATGCGGAACATAGGGAACTCATTGACGTATTCTTGCAGCTCTTGCAGGTTATCGGCATGATGGTTATAGCGAGTCCATCCCGGACCCTCCATGTTCTTCAAATCCACGCCAATGCGGAGCAGGGTAGGCATTTCGGTGTACTTCTCGCTACCTTTCTGGCTTTGCACCAGCTCAACGAGCACATGCACGATGAATGCGAGCATTGTCAGGATCATCAACACATCAATGATTGTTTGCATGGTTATGCACCTTGTTTGTGAACGGAGCGCAGACGCCCGGTTTCGTTGAGAACAGCTACCTTGAACGCTTTACGGATGCTAAGAATCCGCAATTTGTCAGCAAGCACGTTATTGAACGCCTGTTGCATGGTGTTCTTACGGATCAGCAGATCATCGAAGTCTTGCTGTAGGCGATTGCGAACAGCAACGCTTTCGTCGTACATACTGTACAACTTGTTGATGGTATCAGCCTGATTGTCGATAGACTTCATCAGGAACTTGCGCATTTGCTCACGACCTTTCGCAGCACCCTTGCGAACGCCACGAGTGTGAAGATTTTTAGCTTTCTGGCTTAATGCTGGATCAACTGCTTGCGATGCAACATGCAATGCCAACTTAGTCAGCATTTCGGTAGGATTGTCGCCATGTTTGTCGAAATCCCAGATACCGAGGTCAGTCATTGCCTGTACCAGCGCAGCGCGGAACTTATCGGTGTACGCCCACTTGCTATAGTGGGATCTGGCGTTGTCTTCAGCAAACTGCAACAGTTCACGCCATTTGGCATCCACAGCTTGCAGATGCTCGCGTTGCAAGGCATTGGCATGCACTTGCTGTTTCTCTTGACGGGCATAGCCCAACATCGCCCCAACAACCAGACACAACAGTGCACCGATGGTGCCGTAGATGTAGATAGTAGTCATTTCCATGGTTTAAACTCCGTAAAGGTTCAATAAGATATAGATAGCTGCAAATAAGCAGCAGAATTTGGTCATTTGTGCAGCAACGAGCTTCACCACGGGTTATTCCCCCGAGGACCGCAGTTTGGCTGAGCTTTCGCCTTATAATGGCGATTGCGCTTGTTTCGCTTCTGTTTGAAGTGACGCATGTCAATCATGTCGCGCATGCCCCAGATTTTGCCTTTACCGGCATGAAATGGTACTTGATACATCACTGTCCCATCGCGCAGACCAACTGCGTAAATCGCAGTCATGTAGTCTTCGAGATGGGAGAAATCGATACCGGTCACAATTGCCGGGTACATCCGTGGACTCAACATACTTGCCTCCAGCAAAAAGGATGGCCACCACCCCCAGAGGGATGATGGCCGTCGGGATTACGTCAGGTCGAGCATTGCTTCTTCGTCGGTGCGGGTTGGGTTGAAGCTGAATTCCAGCTTGCTCACCACTTCCGCCAGACGACGCGCTTTCTCAGCCGCGATCTCTTCAGGCGTGGTGTACTTCTCATCGCCCGGGCGAGTCATACCGAGGTACGCCGCCAGTTGCTCGTGAGAGCGATTGCCTTCAACAAAGCGGATGGCATCAACACGGATTGGTGCACCCGCCTTGGTAGCCATGTTCAGGTTGAAGAAGCCGAGGGTCTTCTTCACGGAATTGCTGCTTTCAGCACGAGCAGGGGCAGCAGCGGTGTTTTTACGTTCAACAGCCATGGGAAATACTCCAGAATAATGGAACAGAATGAGATTTTGCGGCAGATGATTGCCTTTACAGGGCCGAAGGCCGCTCTTGATTTGCCAACGCAGTCAGTGCTTTCAACTCGAACTCAGGCAACCCGAACAGGCCCTTTTCAGGCCCACTCATGAACAGCGTGGCTTCGAGGTACAGATGCCACTGATTGTCACTCAGTTTGAACTTACCGATGGCATTGCCCTTCTCGGTGAGATAACCGGAGCTATCCACACGATACAAGGGTTCAGAATCACCTAACACGGTGTAACTGATGGAATCCTCAACCAAATCGAACTCTTGACGTAGATACTTCATGATTACTCCTTAATTGGGTACAACAACGCCTAAATTGATGGTAAGACCTGCACAAACGGCAGCAACGTACAAAGTATCGAAGGAAACACGCCATTCTTCACCGCGGTTAACGAAACCGATGATGTTTTCACTGACTTTCATGATTTCAGCAGCTTTCTTCTGAGTCCACGAGTTATCACGCACAATCTTGCGCAATTCACGGGCAATCAGGTCTTTCTGGTGACCTAAGCACTGCCTTGCGAAGCAATTGGTGTGTTGAACCTGTTTCATAGCTGACCTCCGGGTAATGGCTTCACATTGTGGGTAGCACGCCATTGCTCGATTCCATTCTGGAAACGTACCCAAGTTTGGGTATCGCGCTCGATTTGGCGAGCATTTGCAGGCGGACGCACCACAATAGCAATTTCGTCCCCAACGATTACACGTTGGCCTATTAGATAGCTCATCACTCATACCTCTGGTTTAGGCTACCGCAAGGCCCCAAAAGGGGCACATAGCAGTATGGTTTTCATCGCCGAAAAGGGCAATTATTGCATTGTTAGAATATCGGTTTCAGAACTTGAACAAGTTCACCTTTACACCCTGCGAGCGCAGGTTGTTGTACTCGTTGATCGCACGACGCTCAGCCTCAGCCGGAGTAGTGCAAGCAGACTCCTTACGGATAACAACTAGTCGCAGATCACGCATTAAAGCTTGTTGAATCGCACCATCCTGCAATAGTGCAGCTTGTTGCGTACAAGTGGTCATGTTCTTGGCCATGGAGTCCATTTCAGTATGGGACACTGCACATTGCATGTCACTGGAGAAGTTCATAACACAGGATACAAAGTAAGCGGCTAGCATGATTATTCCTTAATCGATTGCATGTAATCGCCAAGTAAGTTGGCAATCGTTTCATCACTGGTTTCCGGCAAGCCGGCTGCTTTAACAGCAGCATGAACTTCAGCCATTGAATGGGCGCAGTGATACGCCGCTTCAATAATCAAGTACATGGGATCTTCAGCGCGAAGCCTGGCAATCAGCCCACGATAGAACGTGAGTTGGTAATGCCGATACTCAGGGCTCAGCACAGCCACATGTTGTGGCATGGCCTTAGTGTCACGCAGGTATTGGGCCAATGTAACCCAACCACCAAGCAGCGGCAGTATTGCATCCTTCGCATCATTGGCTTCCTGCCCGGTGATGTAATCACGCACTGCCATCCAATCAAGGTGGCAGCACATGTAAGCATTGCTGTCAGGATCGTTATCGAGCAGGCTCAGGGCCAACTCAAGTGTTTGTGAAACATGCATGGTTAAACCCTCTTGATGGCGCATTTGATAAGGAAGGTGTCGAGCTGATCATGCAGACGTTTGGCGTCTTCTTTGTTCAGCATCACACTGATCTTTTGGTCTTGGGCATTGGTCATGACCAAGGCAAACTCCAACAAGGGAGGTCGCTCAATGTCAGTCACATACGTAACTAACGTGTCCTTGGGATTAACAGTGCAATGATATTGCTCACTGATCTGGGGCATGGAGATAACTCCTATTGGGTGAGGATAAACTCACGTACTTGTTGAACATCGTTTAATGTAACTTGAGGCCAGCCCTTATCGTGGATAACAGACAGCATCGCCTCTGGTTTGCTGCCATAAGGCGTAAGCATGACACACACTTGTGCAAGTGCGTCCGCAGCATTGTCCTGAGGGATCTGGCTGCTGATTGTCAGGAACTTCTGGATAATCACTACAGCTTGTTCGCCAAGGGTGGCCATGGATATAACTCCTGAAGTGGCCCCACTTGCGCAGGGCACTGATAAGGTTTACTTGAACCGGTGGGTAATACTCATGGTGCCGGCTATGTAACACAGCTTGCACACATCCACACGATTGAAGTCGAGCAGCATGAAGATGCTCTTCGCATCGTTGAAGTTGTACACGGGAACGTGGAACAACAGGCCATTACTGGTGGTAACAGACAACGCACCTGCATTTAACGCAAGCGCTGCATCAATGCGTGCGACAAGGGCATCACCTTCGCGTTCACACAAATAGCAGATATCACCTTCACCATAAGTGGTGCTGTGAATGGGGCAACGATCAGAAGTATCAGACATTGGATATAACCCCTAATTAGAACGGAATGTAGCCCGGTTGTGCGGCTTCAAGTTCGGCCAACCAATCAGCATACTCACGATCCATTTGATCATGGATACGCTGAACTTCAGCCACAGCCATGCACAATGCGTAGCCGAAGATCACACATTGAATAAGGGATTGTTCTTTACCCAGATGCCATGTGGCACGCACCAATACCTGCAATGAACTTGCACGCCGGTGCGTAATGTAAAGGCGAGACTTGGTGAAGCAGCGAACGAATAGATCATTCACTTCAGGTGATACATTCAGAACAGGTGACATGGGAATACCCCTAATTGATTAAATGACTACCAATACAGGCCCGACAGGGCACTAACTCAGCATAGCAGCCAGTTTAATGACAGCAGGCAGCTCATCATCAGAGATTTGCTTAGCACACACCTTTGGAGTATTAGGTTTAATACATGACCAGTGGAAGTTGTCATTCCACCAGTAATAGGCAACACCACCGTAATCATGCAGCGCATCGATCACATCCTCATGCATTGCCATGCATTCGAACACTTTGACACTGCCATCAGACAACAACATGTATTCCATGATGAATACCTCAATAGATAACCGGTACATGCCCGAAGGGGAACGATACACCATGGTAATGCATAGGTATGACGAATGGGGATGACAGGATACAGGGATGGGGAAACCATAGACTGAAGCACCACAAATGCAGTGCTCAGGCTCAATTCCCTCCCCTATTTCCCCCTCTATAGGGGAATCTGCCTCACTTTGCACTCGATGAGTGGTAATTGAACTGTTTAGGGGAAGCGAAAGGGATCTTCCTCACCAACTGTCTAAAGGGGAGAGAGATGTGTGCTTTGTGTGTGATGTTATGTGTGCTTTGAAAAAAGATGCCTCACCTCCGTAGAGGTAAGGACTTGGTGAAGACGGTATGCAGGTACCAACCAATAGCGATGACAGACCAGACGAAGGCGCAGGACAAGGCAAGGGATTGCTCAAAGGACACGGTTATTCACCTAGATTGGTGGAGAACACCATGTACAGAGCAGTGGTACCGAGGACGACAGTAAAGCCGAGCAAGATAGCTTGATATGCTAAGGACATGGGATTCTCCTAGTTACGAAGGGTGATTATGCAGCTTTGGTTTCAGGTTGGGCAGGAAGCTCAGCCTTGAGTGCAGCCAGTTTGGCAGCGAGGTCAGAGGCAGAGATAGCAGACTCAGCAGCGCGGATACGGGAGTTGATGTCGTATTTACCACGGAGAGTGTCGAGTTTCTCGTTACGTTCGAGAGTAGCGATCTCATTGAAGCCTTCGGCAGCACCTTCTACCCAAGAGGCAGAGTGAACAGCAGCGTTGGACAGCTTGGTACCAGCAGTGAACAGGTTGGTGAGCATCAGGAAGAACTGAGCAGCCATTGCAAAGAATTGTGCGAACATGGTGTATCTCCAATCGATTGGTAAGGAAGGGCACCGAAGTACCCCTCACATAGCCGAAGGCCTAGGTTAAGAGATCCTCTACGTAATGGATGATAGCTAGCGTACAGAGCGCAGTGATCAGCATAGTAAGAGTCCATGGGCAGTACAGGAGTGTACCGATACAGGGCCGCAGGCCCGTAAGGTAACAGAGGGTGGTGGGTGCTTGAGGAAAACTCAAAGGACCAGACCCCGGGGGGGTGGTTCGCGCCAAGGGGGTAGCCGCTACATATGCCCTGCATCGATCAGTCTATGAAGTTTTTCCCTCATACTGCGACGAACGGTTCTATACTCCCCCATATTCTATTTGATGGGTGGTTCCTATGACTGTTCAACACTATTCGAAAGCGGGCAGCCCCTTCCAGTACATCGCTGCACGAATGGGCGGGCCATTCGATCCCTTGCCTTCTTGGTTTCCGCTTTTGCAGCAAACCGGTAATCTAAGGTACGATAGCGAACATAACGTCGAGGTTCGTACGATTACGGGTGCTTGGCAGACTGTTCAGCAGGGTGATTGGGTGGTTCTGCAAAGAGCTGATCCAAAGGCCGGGGTAGGGTTCGATAAGTGCGCTGTGTGGCATGTCGAGCATGAAGACTTCATAAAATTATGGAATGCGATATGACTGTTTATGAGTGGGCCACTGAAGCGCAATTTGATTCCTGTTTCGGGTTTCCTGTGCGCTTGCGTAAAGGGGAAGACGTATGACTGACCTACTGACACCGGAACAGTTCAAGATGGTGCTCCCGGCACAGTTCCGGGGGAATGTGACACAAGAGGTCATGGATGGGGTCAATGCCTTGTTGGCTGACCCTAACCTGGCCGAAGCTTACCGTGAGCGCATGATTGGGCATACGTCTGTGCTGCGCGAGGGTAAGTTCAAGCTTGAGAGTTATCTCGGTGCCGTGAAGTACGTCACGCAGAAGATGATGAACAAGAGCAATCTGGATGCGTACATTGCGACCTTTCCTGATAAATATCAGGACTTTGTTGCGCGAGGCGTAAGCCAGAAGGATATCAGCTCCTATGTGTCGGCTTTTAATAAGTCGAAGCTGGTGACGCTGATCATGGAGCAGGCGTTGATCCCCGCGTGGATCGGCAATCAGGACATGTACCAGCAGGCGTTGAATGCACAGTTTGACCTGGGTATGAATGCGTCCAGTGAGAAAGTGCGCGTGGAGGCACTGAACAGTGTGCTGGGGCAGCTCAAGCAGCCGGAGAAGACCAAGATCACGCTGGATATCAGCGAGGAAGTAGGCGATACCATGGGTGCTGTGCGTAAGCAGATGCAGGATCTGGCCGAGCAACAGCGGCAGTTTATTGAAGGTGGTTTCGGCAATGCCAAAGAGGTCGCGGCTCAGCGCCTTCCATTTGAGATCACTCAACAATGAATGTTACCGAAATGGAAGTCGCGGTTGATGAGGTGTATCAATCTGTAGATGGTTGGCTTGATGGGGTCGATTACTCCATGGACCCGACTTATGTACCGTCGCAGTTTGCTTTGGAGTTCGTAACGTTTATTAAGCTGGTGAATGGCGGGCAAGGCGAGGAAAACGAGACACCTGTGCTGCACTTGCACATGCTCGACGAAATTGAGTTCGTTGAGTACGACGAGAAGGGTGAAGTTAACCGATTCCCTCGGATTGCCAACATGGTGTTCCGTGGTGCGGCAAAGACCACGCTTATGGGTGAATACCTGTTCCTATACATCGGAATGTATGGCGGGCTGCCGAACTTCGGGCGGATTGAGCTGGCTCTGTACGTTTCCGACAGTATGGAGAACGGCGTAAAGAACATGCGCAAGAACTTGGAGTTTCGCTATGAAAATAGCGATTTCCTCAAGAAGTACATGCCGGCCAAGTCCGCGGACAACCCGGGGGGCACTGACTTCACGGATATCCGCTGGAAGTTCGTGAACCTGGATGGCAACGTGTTTATCGTCAAAGGCTACGGCGCCAAGACCGGTGTCCGGGGTTCCAAGGAAATGGGTAAGCGTCCGCGTCTTGCGGTGCTCGATGACTTGATTTCCGATGATGATGCACGTTCGCCGACGGTTATTGCTGCCGTAGAGGATACAATCTACAAAGCGGTGGACCACGCCCTGCACCCGCAACGAAACATGATCATCTGGTCGGGTACCCCCTTTAACGCCAAAGATCCGCTGTATAAAGCGGTGGAATCGGGCGCTTGGCGGGTCAACGTGTACCCTGTGTGCAATCAGTTCCCTTGTGCGGAAGAAGACTTCCTTGGTGCCTGGCCCGACCGTTTCCCGTACAGCTTCGTTAAGAAGAAGTTCGATACGGCGATGAAGGTGGGTAAGGTCGACACATTCAACCAAGAACTGATGCTTCGCATCATGTCCGACGAAGATCGTCTGATTCAGGACGGTGAGATCAGTTGGTACCGCAAGAAGAACGTGTTGAAGTTCAAAT